TTATTTATTCAATTCGAGTTTGTGCTTTATTTTCCCCCATGAAATTTTGCTGATTCCCAGAAAGATTAGAACCATCGCAATTTGCATGATTGGTACTCCTGCCCCCGTATACACACTTAGAAAATAATCTTTTTGCTCTGGCGAGTAGGAACAAAACCATGAAACCCCAAATAAAAATAAAAACTGGGTCAATATCAAACCACTAGTAATGACCAGTGCAGAACAATAAAAACCTCGATCTTTTTTTGCATAGATTGAACCTAAGATCAAAAATAAAAATCCTAAAATCGCTAAACATAGAACAACACCACTTGTCTTTTGATAAATCGCAATCATAATATTAGAGATTTTCGCTGTTTTTGATAAAACTAAAATTGGCGGTTGTGGATCTTCACTATTAATCCAATTATTCAATAAAGGAACTCGCAAAAAGTTTTGCGCTGCTTCTACATCCGCATGGGTTCCAAAACTGTAATTCCCTCCTTGATGAAAATCTTTGTAAAATAAATTGTCACTATAAGCTGTCCTAAAAAAATCTAAGAGTACTGGAATATCCTCGGCAATCTTCCCATCTCCTGTACTCATTAAGTAGACTTCACGTTTCTTCTTCAAATCTCCCTTACGATAAGCAGCCCTTAACTCTTGATTGACTTGTTTCCAAAATTCATTGGTTTCTTTTGCGTTATTTTGATAGTAGCCAGACTCATTCAACACATCTCGCAGTGCCCAAAAAATAATGTCTCCCTTTAATTCCTTTACTTTTCCTGCCTGAGTCCAAGCATGTGTCGTATATAATTCTTTGATTCTAGCAGCTTCTTTAGCAAAAGCAGGTGACACAGCTAATGCTTTATTTAACGCTTCATGAGAAACCCAAATCCTACTGTTCTCTTTGTTTATGTTCGTTCCATCATCTATTCGAATCAAGTTCTTCATCAATTGAGCAAACTCTCCGCTCGTACGATCATTGACTACTGCAAGATGATAGACTTCTTCATTTTTATGCTTAATCATTTGGTTTGTCACGATAAAGCTGATCATAGGAAGAAAAAACAAACTGAGCTTGATCAGTTTTCTTCGATCAAAGGTAATTTGTGAAAGAAACTTTTCAACAGTTTTCGTTGGTCTAAAATCCACTCCTAATAAAATCTGAACAAAACTAATGATTAAGGCTGCCAGAACAAACGGCAACAACCAGAGTGAATCTTCGCGAATATACCAGTAAAATGGAAAGATTAGAGACAACAAGAAAAACCAAGGTAAAATAGTTTTTGTTGCACGATATTTACGATAATAAATAGCTAATAAACAAGCAACGATAATTACGACAGATGGAATTACAATGGCGTTTCGATAAATACGTGTCGAATATTCATGGGTAAAACCGATTGGTGAAAATAAAAAAAAGACATAGATAAAAAACAAGATACTATTCTTTTTAACGATCGGCTTTACACTCAGTGTAATCAGCACGCTAGCTAAAATATTAAACCCACCTAATAATAGCGAGTATGGTAGCTGAATTTTATTGGCAAAAGCTAAAAATAAGCTATAAGAAATACCTTTTGATAAAGTTTTAGCATTGTACTCTCCTAACCACTGCCCGTCCACTAAGTTACGGGCATAATGAATAAAAAGCTGGTCATCATAGCTAGCTGTCATATCGATGCTGTAAGTCGCTTTGTAATAGAGATAAAGACGTATTAGTGTAAGAATTAGAGCGATACCACAAATAAAATAAAGTTGTTTTTGCCTAACATACTGAAGCATTTCCTTTACTCTATCCATGTACCCTAACCTTTCCTCCGCCTTTCTTCTTGATACTAATCATATTTGATAATTTATTTTTAACCAATTCACTCAACTCCTTATTCAATAAGCCTCTAATAAGTATAGCAAAAATTCATTTCATTGATATTAACCTTAAAAGATTCTTATTAACTTGTTTGATTGCTTTTTTAGCAGGTTCTAAGCGTTAAAAACAAGAATTATACTGTACTAACTTAATGACTGATCTTTTCCACTTTGTAACTATCGTAATCTGCTGTTGTGCAAATCATTTCCTTTATATATCTATTTTTATCAATAGGTGATTAAAAATTCACATTTTTTATTTTGTAATTTAATTTTTAGATAAAAAACAACTTTGTATATCTTTAGACAAGTATTACAGAATGATATATTTTTTTATTAGGAGGTTTATTTCTTTCATTCCTACATGGAAGGAAAATATTTTTATTTTTGGAGGAAAAAAATGGGAACTTTTTTAGTGTTAGTAGGTTTAATTGGTATTTGTTGGGGGTTAGTAGGACTGATTCGATCATTTTTCAAAAAAGGGAATAAAAAACGAAACTTTATTATTATAGGAACAGCATTTATTCTTATGATTTTCGGAGCGTCTATCTCTCCTACCAGTCATTCCGATAGTTCAAAAGCAAGCACACAATCTGAAAAAAAGATCGAAACGAAAAGAACATCAAGTACTTCTAGTGAAGAGCAGCTGAAACAAAAAGCTGAACGTAAAGAAAAAGAAAAACAAAAACTTGAGGCTGAGCGTAAGAAACAAGAAGAAGAAAAACAAAAACTTGAGGCTGAGCGCAAAAAACAAGAAGAAGAAAGACAGAAACTTGAGGCTGAGCGCAAAAAACAAGAAGAAGAAAAACAGAAAATTGAAGCTGAGCGTAAAGCACAGGAAGAACGTCAAAAACAAGCTGAAAATGAAGCAACAACAGCACTATCACAAGCTGAAGCTCATCCAACTAGAGAAAACTATAACTCAGCAGCTACTTTAATCCAGGCTATTCCAAACGGCAATCAACACTTATCTGCTCGACTAGCTACAGTAGATGCAACGATCAAAGCAAATGAGGCAGCTGAAGCAGAACGACAACGGCAAGCTGCGGCCGCACAAGAACAAGCCAATCAAGTTGCAGCAGCACAAACACCGCAACAAAACAACGAACAAACGGTTTATATTGCTCCAGATCATGGTACAAAATATCATTTAAATCCGAACTGTTCGGGACTTAACAACGCAAATTCTGTCGTAGCTATCTCGCTGCAAGAGGCCCAAGCACGTGGATATACGTTGTGTAAGCGAGGTTAATCTAAAATAATAAAATGAACTGTGACAGCAATGTCTAGCTCTGATAACTAAGCCGGAGAATCCGAAAATAGTCTCTACTATTTTGGACTCTCCGGCTTATTTCAAGGAGTTGATGCTTGAACACCGTGAATCAGAGGTTGTGAAAAGAGCGTTTTGACCTGAGCGCTCACCAAGTAAAAACTGCGACGAGTAATCGCAGGAGCATTAAGGATGAAAATCTCGAAACAGCTCCTCATGTTTTGAGATTTTTTGACTTATCGCCGAAGGTCAGCTCTTTGAACACCGTTTATCCATTTTCAAAGCACAAAATAAGATTTATCTCCCTAATTTATTTTTATTGTGAACATTTCCGGTGTTCGGTCTCTCCTAACTTTACTTAAGCATGGTCATACAAAAAAACAGAAAATTTTTACAGCCATTCCCCTGATATTAATAGTCGGATATTAGCTTAAATACCATAAATTTTTTTGCGTTTCTCCTTTACAAAAAGAACGTTTGTTCGTATAATGCTATTAAAGAATATTTATGGATTGGCATCCTCGAAATCGCTCATAAGGGAGAGTCCACAATGATTAAGAAATATGGCACAGTAACAAAAATAAAAATACTACAAATTGGGGCTCGTCCCTTGATAAGATTTAGCTTGAATGATACGAACTGTTTAATCGCTGGTCATGGTTTAAACTTTCTTGCTGAAGTAGATGAAGGAATGAAATTAGTAATCAGTGGCTATTATAATCAAAGAAACCAATTGGTCGTCAAAGAATATCATGTGCTCGGTCCCACGAAAATACTGATTGATTTTAAAAAAATCAAGAAAGAATTTATTGGTAAAAAATAAAAATTGGTTTTGAAGTATATAACTCCCGTCTAAAAAAATCAGAACTTTTTTGTAAAAGAAAAAAGGTATCCATCTGTCTCAGCGAGTAGGTTTGGATACCTTTTTAAATCAGCAAAATTAGGTTTATTTTTTATTTATACATAAATGCTGTTCTAGGATTACTTGTTGTTCCTATCTCTTTAGTACCTTTCTATCTTTAAACGGATGATATGGTTAATTGCTTACTTGATTAAAGTCAGAAATGATATCATTCAACTCCGTTTGAAGTGTCGAAACAATCAAATGAAAATTTTCTTCATCCGTTTTATCATATGGGGATGTTTTTGTTACATAAAGTAGCTTCTCGTTTTCTATTTTCATTAGAACCTGTGTTGCGGTTTGTACTTTGTTTTGATAATTAAACGCAGACATTCCACTTTGAATAATCGTTATGATTGCGGAAGCAATCGAAACGACTAATAACAAAGACTTATGATCAGATGCCTCGTGAATTAAAATAGGGATAGCAGCAGATAATACGATTTTTATAATATTCCCTATGCCAATGATTCTATTATACGATTGAATATCTTTTTTTAATTTATTAATTGTAGAATCAATCGATTCAATAAACGCTTTTTGATCCATATCATTTCTCCATTCACTTTATTAAAATTTGGTCGTAAAACTATTATAATTGGATTTACCTATGTTTCAGCTAATTACAAATCAAAACAAACGGCTATTAAATAACAATAATTATTTTATCAAAATAATTATATATTTGTCAATGATAGTATTCGTGCACGGATAAAAGCTATTAAAAAGATCTGAACAAAGATTTAATCATTACAGACGACATAAAAATCACATTTGATGTATGCTCACAATCTCTGACCAACCGAGCAAAGTAAGCTTGATTGATTTAAAAAATTTAAACTGTGAATACTATTGCCCACAGAATTGACAAACGTGCCCATCTCTCTCCTAACTGTCCATAATGGTAGATATGTGTAAGCAGTGCCTAACCGAAAAGTTGGCATGAAGCATGAAGATATAAGTCATAAAGATATCTCTATTATTCAACTATATGATCAAGTGTCATATGAAAGTATTGAACGAACTTCGATAAGTCCAATGACTATATCAATAATCAACAACGAAAATTTTCTGGACAAAATATTTCTCTGCCAACAAACCAAAAAAGGATGGCTATAATTAGCCATCCTTTTTTATAAATACCTCAATGAGTATCATTTTTCATTTTAAAGGCAAATTGTTTTGGATAATTATTTTTAATAATTACCTAAAACTCCTTATCTTAAAGACGTTCGTTCAATTCTTTGGCAAGGTCTTCAAAGCCTGGTTTGCCTAGAAGTGCGAACATGTTTTTCTTGTATCATGTGTACATTTATTACTTTTTTTCTCTTTTGTACCTTTAGAAAACGCCGAAATATCAGTATTTTATCTATCTCCTGCTTTTTCCATCTTTTCTGGTTTTTAATATCACTATCACCAAAACTATCACTAGTTTTTCTATTATTTTTACTTTTTTATATGCATATTGAAACCGGAGTTAGGACAATTAATATAAGAACGAAAAAAACTCAGCCAATAATGATCGGTTGAGGTCTTTAGCTACTCAAAGTCAGATTTGAATCTTTCGGTTTTAAATTTAGCAAAGGATTTAATGAAATCATTGATTTAATCTCTAAAGGCACAATTTCAGATCTCATATTATTTTTCCTTATTTGTAAAATTTTTTCTAGGTATTCTCTACATATATACCTCCGATTTGTAAGTAACGTTAGTGGTATAGAGATACCACTTAAGACAAATAACCGATCACAATCCACCAGAACTGGCATGCGAAATGGCGATTTAATTCTAGAAATCTCTTTATTTGGTAAAATTTCAAATCTATTTAAAGGTGGAAGACCTTTTTTAATATGTTTTAGTCTTTTTGAAGTACAAACAAAAAGACCTTTCCCCGTTTCCTGTCGTTCAGCAAAAATATAAATATGTACTTCTCCTCCATTTTGAGAGGAGATATTTTTATAGAATATTCAAATAAAAATTATTTAGCAACAAAATACTATTTTGTTAAAGAAATTTAAACTAAAAAATGCATCTATTTTCCTGTATGTTCAGTCACGATTTCTTGTGATCTGTTTGCTGTGTCTTCTACATCGCTTTTGGCTTTTTCCAGTTTTTCAATATAATTATTCAAATTACTGTTTTCTGATTGCTCTTTTTCTAGTTTTTGTTGAGTACTTTGCAATTGGTTTTTAATAGTATTTTTTTCATTTAACAATTGATTAATTTGTTGATTTAAACTATTAACAGTATTTTGAGCATCATTAAATTTATTTTGTTCTGTTTGTAAACGATTATTCCAATCAGTGTTTAATTGATTTATTTCAGCTATTTTTTGATTTATTTCATCAATTTTAGCATTGATTTCATTTTGTTTACCTTGCAATTCAGCATTTTTTCCTGATAATTGATTCTCTAAATTTGTTTTATCTATAGTTAATTGATTTTTCTCATTTTCCAAAGTCAACACTTTTTGTTTATATTCTTCAACGTTAGCCTTTACTTGCTCAAGTTCTTGATTATTTGAAGATAATCGTGAATTTAAACTACTAATATTTTGCTCTTTATTTTCTAGTGCTTTATCTAATGTCTCCAAATTATGATTGATTTGTTCAATATTATCTTCTCCACCCCATAACAAAATGTCATCGGCAAAGTTTTTCCCTGCGATCCCTGCTAACACTAATCCACCTATAATTAATCCACTTACTACAATTTTCTTATTCATATCACCATTCTCCTTAACACAAACTGAACCAATTATAGTTAATGATTTCACAATCAGTCAATTTAAATATATATTTTTTTATTTTATTTTTATAAATCTTTTTCTTAATTCGGATAAAGTCAGATGTAACTGCATACAAACATTATTTTTAAAACATTGTATTAATTAATTTAAAATTAGATACAGTTATTAAATTCACATAAAAAAGTCTACTCTTTCGGATAGACCAAAACATCTAACACATTTATTTTACCAATTTAAGAGATTATATATTCTATATTTTTGAAATAAAAAAAACACCCGAAGGTGTATAAAAAAATGGTTTAGTTATAGATAAATTAACTTAAGAGTACTGTTACTACAAGTGTTCTTCTCACTCTAAAGAAAAAACTATCCTATCAAATAAAATAAGCACTTTATTTTCTTATAAAAGCGGAGTCTTTTGCGGAAATATTTTTTATATCTGTTACATATCTTTCAACTTTCATATGCAAATCATATTTTTCTCTAAGTTTAGTAATATGAGCCATCATCGGAGATTCATGATGTTTGTCTAGTGCATCTTGATCTGTCCAACTATCAATTAGAAGAATTGTGTCCTCATCATTCATTGAAAAAAAGTATTCATATTTAATATTGCCTTTTTCTGCACGGATATCTTCTACAACTCCAGTTGAAACCATCTCTTTTGCAAATTTTTTCGCATTTCCATTTGTACCACTATAATAAATGTTCACAGTAATAGCCATTTCTTTACCTCCTTGTATATTTATCTATCCTTATATACCCTGTAGGACTCGAACCTACGACAGGACGGTTATGAGCCGTCTGCTCTGACCATTAGCAATAGAAGATAGCTTATTAATTAATCTCTATTATTCCAATAAAAACTACTTTAAAATCCCTGCTGCGAAAACGAGCATGAAGAAAGATGTATATTTGATATCGTGACGAATGTGTCAGACGCACGGAGCGGTCATCGGCGTTATGACTATATAAAGTATACTTTCGTTGATCCAGAAAGGTATAAAGATTAAAGTAGGCTACCTAAAAAGGTAGCCCGGAACGGATTTTATCACCATACTTATAAAAGGAGATATTTTTAAGTTAGTATTAAGATTGTGTAATATGATGATATCTATATTTTATAGTATCAGTGCTATAAAACCAAAAATAAGTCACTAATTAACTACCACTCCAATTATAAGTCTTTTTCCCATTATTTTTTATAGTTATATGGTATGCTTTTTAATGGCTTCAAATATAAAAGAGTTTAAAGCGTAATACACTTAAGGGAAGTGGTTTGGGGTGCGCTTTAAACTCTTCTTTATTATTATCTCACAGCATGCTTAAAAGGTCTATGGATTAAGTTATGTAAAAAAGTGCCTCTTTAAACGTCCTAAAATCCAAACAAGGATAGCATAATATACACTATTGTTGATCCAGAAAACAGGTAAATAAATTTTGCAAAAGCAATAAGTTAAAAACATTACAAAAAAGACAAGGATATCACATCAAGAAAAAATGTTTTGAAAATATCTTTGCCTTTTTTGTATTATATCTATATTAAATAATCAATCACAACACATTAACTAATTTATATATTTAATTTGTTGTTTTTCTATAATTGGATAACTAATTAACTTATGACTATCTAAGTCTTCTTTATTCATATCAATTGCAGTAATTTGACTGTCTTCATATGTTCGATAATAATAGATTCCTTTGTCAACATTGCAACAAGAAGAATAAATTGTATATTCATATTTTCCATCACCAACATCACACAAACCTTTTTGTTGTTCTACTGAACCTAAGATATGGAAAAATTGACTAATACTTTCTGACTCTGAATCTCCAGATACAGAATTCAGCTTCGTAAAAGTCGCTTTAACAAAACGAGATACTGAGGATAAATCTCCAGGCAAGCCTATCCCTCCCATACCGCGGCTATAGGCATTCAAACTTATTTGATTTGAAAAATTATTTTTAGGAGTTTCACTCGATAAGACACGATAATTGTTTAAATTAAATAATTGATAGTCAAATGAAGGATTATTGGTAAGAACGCCCACAGGGTTATCATATATATGAAGTCCATCTTTCATACTTTCAATGACAATTGATTTTTCTTTATCAGCTAATAGCCAATGTAAAGGGGATAAAGGAAGTTCATCACTATAATTTATATTTGCTAAATTGATATTTTTTAACAATTTTTTAGCTTCTCCTACTGTTGAGCATTGTCCTAAAATCCAAGGAATAAATTCAAAAGGAGATACATTGTCTTTCCCTTCTTGTATTTCTTTATAATCAGCATACCCAGAAAAATTTAGCCCAGCCATACTCAATCCTTTTTCATTTGTCGCATCGTAATAAAGAGGGTAGTCAGCTATACCAGCGGCAATACCAATCATTGCATAATGAGTATCCAAATCATTTACCTTTCGAAAATTCAACTTATAATTTCTTGGAGTAATAGTGACTACTTCATTGTAAGATATTTCATAATCAAAATTCCTTCCAAAATAATGATCACTTGTTACATAAGTAATAGACGTACACATAGTTTATTCCTCCTAAATATTTTTCTGTCCACGTTCATATTACTCCAAAGTTTTCCTCATTCCAAAAGAAAAGCACAGAATACACAAAGAAGCGTTTTTATTTGTATAAACTATATCAAAGTTCTATACTTAAATTATCAAATAAAAAGGACGTGAAGATAAATGTCAAATTTAGAAAACAAAGAAGAAAAAGTTGTAAACAAAATTGTTTCTGTTGTCAATAAACTGGATAAAGAGTTAGACGAACTTGATACGTTATCTGAAAATCCAGAAAAAAAACATAACCTAAAAAAATGGTTAGTTGAACGAAAGGCTATTCATGAAATTAAAAAAGTTCTTCATGAAGCTGATAAATATGAAAAATATGATGAAAAAGAACTTGATAAAGAATTTAAAGAAATCAATGACTTATTACTATAATTGATTTATACGACTCATTTTTGAGTCGTCAGACTGCAAACAACACTCTAAATTTAGGAGTTTGTCTACAGTCTGAATAAATTTTAAATTTATTGTCCATAATGTTATTATGAATTTATAGCATTAAGAAAAGAGATAAGACTTTACATTTTTTTAGGAATGTAAAGTCTTATCTCTTTTCTTAATTGTACAATTAGTATTATCTGCACTACTTTCTAATTAAATAAATTTTTAGTTATTAACTTGATTAAAATCAGAGATAATATCAATTAATTCAGTTTGAAGGGTTGTAACGATTAAATGGAAATTTTCTTCATCTGTTTTATTATATGGGGATGTTTTCGTTATATATAACAACTTTTCTTTTTCAATTTTCATTAATAACTCTGTCGAAGTCTGTACTTTATCTTGATAATTAAATGCAGACATCCCACTTTGTATAATTGTAATTATTGCTGAAGCAATTGAAACAATCAATAGTAAAGACCTGTGTTCGGAAGCCTGATCAATTAATATTGGGATACTAGCTGATAAGACTATTTTTATAATATTTCCGATACCAATTACTCTATTATAAAATCGAATTTCTTTTTTTAATCTATCGATTGTAGAATCAATAGATTCGATAAACGCTTTTTGATTCATCATTTTCTCTCCAATCATTTTATTAAAATCATTAACAAAAATATTATAATAGGATTTAAGTAAGTTCTAACTAATCACACATAAAAATAAAAAAACATTTGTATTTTATCAAAGTTTTATTATACTTGTCAATTTGTGTACATCCTAAAATATAAGCTATTTGTTTACTTCTGTAGAATATATACTTTCTTGTTAGATAAGTTGCACATGTTTATAGAATCTAAATAATAAATTTTTATGTACCGCCCCTCAAAGAGGGGGGAATTTTTTATCGTTGTGGAATATTTAAATACCAACGCTTGTCATGAAAATCTTGTGCTCCACCCTTAGTATTTCCTTCTGGATCGTTTGTCGCACGCATCATTACGTAAACTTTTTTATTAGGGAAGTTACGCATATTGAAAGATACATGATAACCAACATTTCCAGAAGTATTATAAGCTTGATTTACATCTGGTCTATATATTCCATCAGCTTTTACTCGAGCTAATTCTTTCCCAGTATTGTAATCCATAATGAAGATATACTCGTATTTATAGTTAGCAATATGCCATCCTGCTACATGCAAGTTTGCGTTTTCGATTTCTCCGAACTGATCAATGTGGGCGTAATTTGTTCCATCTGTCAGCGTAGGATTTGCAGCACCTGCTCTAGTTGGATCAATGACTGGTTTATCATCTGAAGTAGTTGGATTTTCATCGGTAAATCCATGAGCTAAATCATATGCTAATTTTTCTTTACTTACGCCCATTTCAGAAAGATAACCGTAAGGATCTGTATGATCGCCCCAGATATTTTGTGTTACCCATAAATGCGATTTGATTCCTGGTTGGTTATAAGGAGTGTCTAATGTTAATGGAATACCATATTTCATTGCTGAATCTCTTGCCAATTCAACGTATACTTTATAGTTCTTTTCAAAAGTTGCTTTATCATGTGTGTGTTGTAACTCAATCTGCACAGGACTATTGGCATTAGCATACGAACCAGCACCGTACTGTACATAACCAGGTTGACCGACTTGATAAACAATTCCGCCGTCTCCCACAATATAAGCAGTGTAAGCGCTAGTCCATGAACGTTGCATATACTGCGCTTCATTTCGTCCTGTTGCTGTTTCGTTAGCCGTCTCATGCAGTAAAATGTACTGATTATTTGCTACTTGTGAGCTACCTTCATTTACACCTAAATTAAATTCATTGTTAATAGTGTAGGCAAAAGCATTCGAAGGTAATAAAAAAAGAGCCGTTAACAGGCTCAATGATAAAATGATTTTCTTCTTCATTTGTTTCCTCCTATTTTTTCAAATTATAAGCAGACACACCAGTGATAACGCCTAAAAATGTTGCTACTGCATTGATAGTGAGTACTGTCATGTCTGTTCCATTCCATCCATATGCTTTCCCTAATGTGGCTACTAATACAGATAAAGCAGGCAATACCGTAAGTACTGTCCATTTAATAATTTGATAATATTTATCGGGTAAAATCATTACTTCTCGCCTCCTTTCATTTCCTGAATATCGTGTTCTGCTTCATTCATCCGTCCTTCTAATAGAAAAGTACGTTCAACAATATGGTTATGCTTCTCAACTTTTTTCTCCAATTGCTCAATTCGATAAATGGTCAGTTTATTTGAAAAAACAATGCCTGCAAACGTACCAACCAATGTTCCTGCAATACTTAAAGCAGAAATAATCGCATCAATATTCATAGTTCACCAACTTTCCAACAAAAAAAGCACACTCCACGGAGCATGCTTTAACTTTCTTTATTAATAATTTTATCTGCTTCTTCCTCTGTAATGCACAATGGAACAAATTGCCGAACTTGATCTGCAGTAAAACAATTCCAGTCATACATCATTTTAATATCATCATAGGAATACATATTATTTTCCTCCTTCATTTTCTGATAATTGAAGTTGACTTTTTAATGAATCGATTTCTTTACTATTTTGAATAGTTGTAAGCATTGTTTTTGAATTGATTTGTGCTAATGATTCAGCTTTTTTTGCTAGTTCTCCATTTGATTGTTTCAAGTTTTTGTTATCATTTTGTAAGCCTATAGATAGTTCTTCTAAAAGATTCAGTTTTTTAGAAACATCTTGGGTCACAACTTCTTCCCATTTCCGCTCCCTCGGATTCCAAAATTGGCGATCTAATGGAATATCTGGTAATGGCGGTACTGAGGTATAAGGGACTCCCTCTGGGAAATCATCTGGCATGTTCTCCCAGACCTTACAACCTACTGGATACATATATTCATACATTGCTTTCATCATTCATTCCCCCTATTAATTTGGCCACGCATCATTTGTAAAATAGCTGACGGTTCCAGAACACTCTTGATTTTCTGGTAAATTTGTAGTAGAAACCATCACAGCAATTCCCGAAGCATTCGCATAAACAGATAATGCAGGATTTCGATTGGTTTTATTCGCCAAAGTTCCACCCCAATCCTTTAGCGAAGTTGGAGTATATCCTTTTGGAAAAGCCATTAAGTTTTTCCATCCAGCAAAATTTGCTGATTTATTTGTAATCGCAAAATTAGCCACTACAAGACGTCCCCATCGTTCAAATCTGACTAAACTTTCATTGGTAAAATCTGTTGTATTCGTTGTTTTTACTGTTTTTGAAACAAAACGATCTAAAATTACTGGTACATCATTTACTGTTGGTGTTTGTAAAAAGTTTTTAAAACCATCAACAGACTGATTACCAGATGTTTGTACTAATGCTTCAGCTCCATCAATTGCTCTAAAATGAGTTTTTAAATACTTAGGCACACCATTTTCTTTTAATTGCACAATATCAGACATTAAACTTCGCCTACTTTCTCAAATGTAATATTTGCTATTCCATCTAATTTTGCTTTATCTTCTTTGGACATTAACCCATTAGCGGCCGTCGTAGCTACAGATGTCGTTGTTGCATTTGTTCCAGGATCTCCCTTATCTCCTTTTGGTAATACAAAATTGAATCTAGCCGCAGATGAGGTTCCTACATTTGTAACAGAAGCAGTAGATCCACTAGTAACTGTACCTACAGTAATAGTTGCAGCTTGCCCAGGATCTCCTTTATCCCCTTTAATAGTTTCAGGTTTGCCTTCCACAGCATTCCAATGAGTTTGTGGAAAAACCTGTACACCGCTTTGTTTTACCTTTACGATATCTGTCATTCTCTATACCTCCCCAATTTTTTCAAAAGTAAAATTTGGAATTCTCTCGTTTGTATAGGTTTTAGCTTGATCAACTGCTTCTTGAAATTTTTGGTCGACATATAATTGATTAACACCGCCAGATTCACTTCCGCCTGTAGAACTAATAGTTCCATCTTCTGCAATTGATATATTTACTCCCGCTTTTAAAACTTTTAGGGATTCTAGTTTTTCTTTTAATTCTTCCGTAAAATTAAAATCTGTTTGCTTAATTGCAGATAAAATACCTTCTTCAGTGATTTCTAAGTGTTCACCAACTTTTATGCCCCCTAATTGTTCATTAGTAGCAATTGGTAAAAGATATGTTCCACTTTCACCATTTACAATCTTTTGAAACATTTCGGCAGTTAAAATACCATCAGTATCTTCGCTTGCGTAAGGTAGTTTGGTAATCGCATTTTCTAATCCTAAATCAGCCTTCGTTAGAATGACTGCTCCAGATTTACCGTTAACCGAAAGAACTTTTGACTGTCCCGAGGTAATGTTTTCTAATCCTAAGACTGCAGAAACATGAGTAATTGGCATAAATTGACGTTGAACGCCTGTGTCGTCTGTTTCCATCATACGTTTAATCTGCACCAATTGATTCACCTTCTTCCTGAACAACAACTGATTTTCTTGTTAATTCTATAGTCATATTGTCATAAAGTACGACTTGTACTTGATCACCTAATTGAATTGTTTTTCCAGTGTAGTATTTAAATGCGCCATTTTTTAATTCATTGGAAGGGACGATATCTTTTTTCTTACCATTTATTTCAATACCAATTTTTTTTGCATCAAATACTTTGCATGTACCAGTAATCCAATCTGTTTTTCCAACAATATATGGATTAATAGTCAAAATCTTATCTATTACTACTTCCTCCAGAGTAAATACACGCTGTTCTTTATCATCAATTGTGGCTACAATTAACGCTCCTTCGGATATATTATTTTCAATACTTTCCACTTTTTCTATCTCATGATTCCTAGAAAATAAATCATCTTGTAGAATATCCACTACTTCAATTTCAGCATACTCGATAGTAAATAAGCTTGTTCGTAGTTTTTGATACAAATAATTCATATCGGCAAGCAAACGTTCTGAAATTGAATTGTGTCGTTTTCCTTGAATATCTACTCTCGCATCCATTAATTCCGCAAGCATTGTTCCACCAGGATCAATCGTCTTTAAAATATCCTTGATTGATTCAAACCATGCCAAATAGTCTGATTCTTGTCCTTCTCTCCAATCTTGGAAACTGTGTTCCTGTTCTTGTCTCCAACGTTCAAATTCTTCTTTCCTTTCATTCATCCAGTCCGTAAAATCGCCTTTATTTTCATTAATAAAGTCCGTCATATCCGCAATTAAATCTTCGATTGATTGCCAATAAGAACCCATTTCTCCTTCTGTTTTTGAAACAGCATTAATGACAAAATAAGAGAAGTCTTGAGTTGTTCCAATCAAGTCTTCTCCTTTAAATATAATGAAATTGGCTGTTTGTCGATGTAAACACTGCATGGAATATTTATCAAAAATATAGTTAATTTTCCCTTTTTTAGCATCCACAATTTTTGTTTCTAATTGGACTGGATATTTCCCACCTACAACTGATTCAAAATATACCTTACATTCTGATAAATCGTAGGGAAGATCATTTTCAACTATAGTCGCTTCCATAACCTCTGTATTCTTATTGCCTTGTCGAACTTGAATCATCCCCACATAATTATATGGTTCTGTTGTACTTAAAACGACATTCCATTTACTCATAGAATCACCACCTTAAAATTGGATATAATTTCTTGGATTCTCAAAATCAACAACTGGCTGTGGCCAATAATTTTTCATAATTTGAAAATGTAGATGTTCTCCTGTAGATGGACCAGTTGTTCCCATCAAGCCTATTTGAGCGCCTTTCTGGACTTTTTGTCCAACAGAAACATCAATACGAGACAAATGAGCATAACCTGTCCACTTCCCATTATTATGTTTAATAACCACGTAATTACCATACCAGTCATAATAATTAGCACCAGCCTGAACAACTTCCCCATCTAATGCTGCAAAAATAGGTGTATTAGGATTTCCATTTACAAGATCAATTCCATTATGGAATTCTTGTTCATTATTTATTGGACTAGTTCTCCATCCACATTCTGAAGTAACTCTCACAGGTTTTTGAATCGGACAAATAAAATTTCCTCCAGGTTCTGGACTAGTTAATCCATGTAATTTGTTATACCAAGATTGGGCATAATTTTGGCGTTCTGGATGTGCAGAAGCTGGGCGTTCGAAGTTCATTTCAAAAACATACGCTGCACTTTTGGCATCATTGATCGATTTAAATCCTAATACTGTGGTTGGATTTACTTTTCCGAGCCATTGACCGTTGAACATACACCAATCTAATAATTTTACTTGGGCTTCAATACTTCGATAATCTTCTTGAATCCCTGCGGTGTTCATCAAACGCTGAACATACTCTCGTCCGTTCCAAGTTGGTGATCCGACTAACGGATAAGCAGAACCATCCCATTGAACAATCCCATAAGCTGGACCACCAAGTTGTTCTGTATCAGGGTTCATACTTGCTCCAACCTCCCCCTGAATATTTCCTAGAATACCTGCAGCTGCATATTCAGAATAACCACGAGCTTTCAATATTGTCCAAATTTTCCATGCTCTTTTTTCAGCTTCCGTCGTCAATTGAGGAGGGATAGTTCCAGGATCACTTCCTCCACTGTTGTTCCCTGTGATTTCTTTTCCGTTGACTGTGAGTTTGCCTTGTACATCTAAGTCTCCAAAATAAATTGCTTTACCATTTCCTAATAAAACTAATCCTTTACCAACTTTAGGAGAAATCAAAATATATTTGCCGTCTCCATTTGTACGAATAACTAAAGAATTATCTTCAATAGGTGTGGGAGTAGAAGCTCCAGGAAAAGGATTACCAGCAGAATCAGTTGTTCCAATCGTTCCAATTGAACTATTAGAATTCCAAAACTCCATTCCTTTTTTGGTTAACTCCATTATTTTCTTTTTGTTATTCCAAATTTGAAGTAGTCCATTAACTAATTTCAATACATCTCCAGTTTTATTAAAAGAGTTTTGAAAGATATCTGCCTTTATTAATCCTGTTTGAATAAAATTAGCATTGAATATACTATCCAATGTCCAAGCGGAATTAAAAGGACCATTCCAACCATTTTTAGAAAAGGCAATTCCATTTTTGTTCATTCTTAATACTTCTTTTGCCTTGTTTAAATCAGGACTATCCATTATAAAAATATTTGAAGGTTTTTCTTTTGGCCATAAAACTACATAACCGCCTGCATTTCCTTGACCTGCAATCATAGAGGACACATAATCATTAAAACTACTCATATAATTATTCGTAGCATAATCTTTTAATTTATCTTGAATAGTTACAGCTTGTTGTTGATAAAAAGCAACTTGAGTATCCCCAGCTTCCAATTTCAAAACCTTTTCAGATAATGAATCATATTGAACACCACTAACTTTCGATTCAAAATATAGTTTATATTTTCGATGATATATTTTAAACGTATCAAATAACCCATAATTTCTTATCTTAGCGAATTCTTTTCCTTCTTCTGTGTCCGTTAATTTATCGAACTCAACGGTAATAGAAATCTTCGGTTTATCACAGCCTGGATTAATTGTTTTGAAATAATTCTTAGCTATTTTATTTAAACTATTAACATCTTTAACTCCCTGTTCTTCTGTGAATTGAACGTGTTCTGTATATACATCAGAATAATTATTAATATATTCGCTATCTACTGGCGATCCATAAATTCGGCTAGTTGTACCTGTATCACTTTGAGGATCAGCATAAGGAATAATTCTTGTTTTCACGCCTGTCCAATCTAACTTAACTTTTAATCCAGATAAATCTTTTCCATATCGGATTGTTCCAATATTGTTACGGCCTCTTCGTTTTAATAAGGATAGCTTAAATGGCTCACGTTTAATTTCTCCGCCCCAATACTGAAGTAAAGAACCTTGTTCGCCAGCAATACAATTTAAAACATTTCTTGCTTCAAAAGTTGTACTTGATACAGTTGTAATATCAGAATATAAGCGTATATCTGATTTTTTATCCATATTGTTTTCAATAATTGCCATTGCTTCTCGACCAGTTTTAGAGTCTACTTCAGCAAAAGTAACTGCTCGTCTTCCAAGCCGATTTGTACGACTCTGGGCATAAATAGTTACAGTATCTAAAAAAGTATCGATATCTTTATCATCAATAAAAAAGATATGATACTCTTCTTGGTCATTTGGTTTTGCTTTTATTTGATAGTCATTTTCAAAATATTCATCAAATCGAGTGCCTAATGGATACTCCAACTCTAATTCATATTTTCCATTTGCTACTTCATATATTTCACATTTTGTAGTGTCCTTCAAAATCCCTAAACCATTCGTAGAAAAATCTGTCTCGGTAGGACTATATATTCTTGGTATCATACTTTTCTCCACCACCTTGGTATTATCTCAAACGAATGTATGTTATTCGTCCATTTGATTTCATTTTTTCCAGGATATAGAAATGGAAAATCTAAAAATAAAGTGACATGATCTTGATGTTCTAAATTGCCATCTAGCTTTCGATAAGACTCTTCTAGTTTAGAATCTATATATAATTCTCTATCTAATAGTTTCAAATCATATTTGTCATTATTAATATAAAAAGAAGCATCTCCAGAACCACTCAATTTAATAAGCGGTTTTGAAGCATACTTCTCTGGATTAAATAACTCGAAAGCTTTTATCTGTTCAATAGCAAAACGACCACTATAATTTTCTTTGAATGGTCGAAGACTAACTGTAAATTCAAATGGAACTATATTCCCTGTTTTTCTTGTTCCTTTAAATTCTGGTGCCTCGGTTACTATAGCTTGATAGATATATTGTTGATCGTAATAAAGAATAAAATCACTGTAAGAGTTCATATCTAACCATTCAGTAATTCGATCTTCCCATTCCTGCACTAAATCAATCGATGGTGCTTTGTAATAACATTCAATTTTTCTAGTAACGTTTTTGTAATAGGCTTTATCGATAATAATTGAGTCATTGCCTTCACGTTCTCTCAATTCAATTACACGACTAGCTGAAACAGAGGCAGGCCTATTTTGAATATATACGTTAAACTCAGAAGAATAATGTTGATTGATAAAAAATTGTCCTCTTTTAAGTTGCATATAATGTCCCTCCTACTGCATCAGCATCTCGTTTCATTTGTCTCGTCAATTCTGTTTTCATCTTCTTGGCGATTTGTTTAATCATCGAATCAGGTAGATCTCCATAAACATTTAAATGCAAGTGAATTTCATTCACTGCATTTGAAGATGTATTTTGTTTAGCTTGTACCACTGGTTGACTATTAGACCCTGTAACAACTGGTTGAACCGACGGAGTTTTCACTAAATCAGTCATTGTCTGATCCAATTTACTTTTTTCTTTATCAATACCAACGATAATACCTTGAACAATATTTTTACCTACCATATCCCTCATCCATCTAGATGGAGAATGAATACCTAATGCACCCTTAATAGAATCTTTGATACTTCCAGCTATTCCTTTAATAGTCTTTTTCAATGCATTCCATTTTTCTACTACACCATTGATAAGTCCATCAATGATATTCTTACCGATTTCGAATAAATTGATTTCCCTTAATGAATCAAAGATTTCTTTCACCCGATTAATTGCTTTTGAAACACCATTTTTTAGATTAGTCCATGCATTTTCAGCGGAGTTAACAATTCCAGTAACAATATTCCAGAAAGATTCCTTGATGTTATTCCAAGTATTGATCATGGAATTCTTTATAGAAATCCATGTATTGTATGCTATATCTTTAATGTTCTGCCAAGTATCTTTGAAGAACTGTTTAATATTGTTCCAAGTAGTAATAGCATTATATTTTAAATCAATCCAAGTTTGAATAATCCCGAATTTTAATTCAATCCATTTTTGAATAGCAAAATACTTAATGTCAATCCAAAGATTAATAAAAAAGTATTTTACATTAATCCAAATTGATTTAGCTTGACTTACTACTTCATTCCAAATATTTATCAAAGTAAGTTTGAAACCTGTCCAAATATTAAGCGCAGCAAAATAAATATTTGTAACGTAACTAACAAAAATATTTTTTATAGACTCCCAAATATTTAGAGCACTTTCTTTAATATTATTCCATACACCAATCATGTTGTTTTTTGTTTCTTCCCATCCACCAGAAATCATGGAGGTAATAAACAAAACTGGCGCAAGTATAACATTTTTTAAAATCTCAAAAATATTTTTACCAATCTCAACTAAATTATTCCATAAGGTTTCTAAATAAAAAGTGACATGTAAGAATGCGTTCTTTAAACCTATAATCAATGGACCAGCAACTTCCATAATAGAACCTTTAATTTCATTCCATTTTTCAGTTGCCAATTCTTTTATACTCTGCCAAATATCAGAAAACCATTGCTTTGTATTTGACCATGCGTTTTTTACACTATCAACTGCATTAATAGATGTTTCTACTGTTTTATCAAATAAACCTGTTGCTCCATTTTTAATGTCTTGCCAAGTATTTGAAAACCATTCCTTTATTCCAGACCAAGTATTCTTGACACTCTCAACGGCATTTGATGCCATTTCTTTAGCAGAATTCCAAGTATCAATTCCCCAATCTTTTATATTCTTTAATACCCCAAGTACGGAATCTTTTACATCATTCCAAACGGATATAACTTTGTTTCTAAACTCTTCGTTGGTTGCCATAAAATGGCCAAATACAGCAATCGCTCCAACAACGGCTCCAACAATCAAAACAAACGGATTTGCGGCGGCTATAGCCCCCATAATTTTTATTGAATTTCCAACACCGATTATGGCATTCTTAAAATTATTGAAGCTTTTTATAATTGCTGGTATTCCTTTAAGTTGAAACATAAATGCCCCAAAAGCGGTAGCTGCTGGAACAAGAAATGGCAGCATAAATTTCAAAGCAGAACCAAATTTTTGAACTGCATTAAATAAATCACCTAAAAATGATACTGCTGTAGGAATATTTGCAGCAATTACTTTCAAAAAAGATTCCATGGAACTTCCAACTTTATCAATAATCCCCTTAAATCCACCTAAATCAGCATCCACTAGGGCTTTATTTAATCCTTCTATTACTTCGCCAACACCACGAGTAACAGCTGTTTTGGCATTCTGGATAGAGGTTTTAATCCCCTTGGTTGAATCTTTAGCAATTTGATTTAATGATTTAAGTCCTCCGCCACCTTTAGTATCCATTTCTATTAATTGATTTTGGAACTCTTCAACAGAAATCTTACCTTGAGACAACCCTTCTTTAAGCTCTCCCATTGTAATTCCCATCTTTTTAGCGATAGCAGATAGAGTAGGACCAAGTTGAGCATTAATCATTGAATTCCAAGTTTGTGCATCTACTTTTCCGTTTGAGAAACTTTGAGATAGCTGAATAACAGCTTCATTTACTTGATCAGTTGAACCACCAAACCCAAGAATCCCATCATTCAATGCTTTAAATATTTGAGTCGAACGAGTCAAATTCCCAGTAGAAGAAGCAAGAAGTTGTACATGACTTATCGCATCATTCAAAGCGGTAGGAAGTCCTTTAATACCTTGAGATAAAAGCCCATTCTTTCCGATATTCTTCATAATTTCTGAGTTGCTGAATCCCATATTTTGGAAATTTCGTAGAGCATTATTCATCGTATCTACTCGATCAATTGCTCCACTTACGGAACCTTTAATTAGATCAAAACCAGCTCCAACAATTCTAGTCACTCCACTGGCTAGAAAGCTACCAGCAAATATTTTCCAAATACTACCTAATGAACTGCCACTTTTTCTACTCGTTCTTTCGATAGTTCCATCAAAAGAACCTAGCTTTTTGATAGCATTATTCATACCAGCAGTAAAACCTGATTCATCTAATATCATCTTCAGAATTAGGTCATCGTTATTCAAAGTATCACCTCCTAAAATTGGGTGAAGTTATCGTAGTACTCAACATCTTCATGCTCTTTTACTGCATCTCGAAAAGCAAAAAGACGCATTAACTCATCAAAGTCAGTACGTTCAATTTCTGGTAACGTCCAACCTGCTTCGAGTAATTGCGTCTTTAAATCTAATTCTCGATAAGTAATCGAATGTTTAAAAGAAGGATATTTGAGAGCTTTGCTTACTTTTTTTTCGTCTCCGTATAAGTTTCATCAAATCCTGCGGTAACAGATTTTAATAACTTTCCTGTCAATGGAGCAATTTCTCGAGCATCAATCCCTTGACGATAATCTTCACCAGTAAATTGTCCTTCAAACAAAGTATCTGCAATAAATGAATAAGCTCGACTTAAAGCTTCTGACACTGATTTTTTGTCTACAGCATTTTGCATTACTTCCATCACTTCTGCCGCTTCTTCTACAACTGGTCCTGGTAGGAATTCAGCAGATTTAAATTGCACTTGTTTATATTTCCCATCTTCATTTTTTTTCATTAATTTAATTGTCGTTTGATATTTAGACATTATTTTTTACCTCCTACAAGTTCTTCTTGTTCAGCTTCTTCAACTGGTATTGCTACTTTTGTAAACCAGTTTTCAATCATTGTTTGATCAACGTCTTCATCATCTTCATCAACTGAGTACATATATCCAAGTCCTGGTACATCTACAAATGAACCCTTCCAAGTTGGATGAGTAAAACTTACTTTACTTCCTTCAATAGTTGAAGTTTCATCTGAATCTAAAGCAAACTGCCCTTTATAAAAGACTGTATAACGATATTTTCCATTCGACTTTTTACGCCGATATGCAAAAGCCCCATCTTGGGCAATATCTTCTCCAGAGCGCAACGCACCACCTTTGACGAGTTTTCCTCCAGTGATTGCTGTTAAAACTTTATGACTATACCCATTTGCTTCTAATTCAACTTCTGCACCACCAAACGCAGTGAATTGATCTTGAACAACTGAATCACCATAGTCTTGTGTTGTTTCGTAATTAGCTGTAGGTTTGATACTAACTGCTGTTCCCATCGTCATTGCAGTATCATATACTGGAAGTTCTCCTGTCTCATCTTTCAAAGGAAACCAAGTAGGTTTTTCAACAGAAATAATTCCAGTTTTACTTCTTTTTTCTCCCATTTATTTTTCACTCCATTCAATATATTGTGGAAATCCTAATGTAAAGCGAATGTGTTGAACACCATCTGTTTCATCAGGTAAATAGTTTTCTGGAAATAGTGTTTGACTATCAATTGTAATCGTATTAAAAAAAGCCCCACAGCATGAGACTAATTCATTCACTAATTTTTTATCAGATTTATTATCAATCAATGCAATATCAATTAAGAAAGAAACATTTTGAACATCAATCCCTACATTTTCAGTCCCAGATTCCATTACGGATAATACAAAGTAAAAATCTTTAGTTGACTGCATAACTGAATCAAGATATATTGTCCCATCTGGATATATTTCTTTTAATTTACTACTGATTTCAGCAATGATTTTATCTTTCATGTTACTTTCCTTTCTTAACGATTTTTATTGCCATTTGTTTAAATCTTCGAGGAATATAAGACATATTTGCAAGATTCGTTGCACGAGTCAACATAAACCGTCCTTTTACAAATCCACCATTTTTAGTCCTGTGTCCTTCTTCCACATACTTAAAGTAATGTTCATTATTTATAACTGCTCCAACAATACGACCAGTTGAAAGCTTCCTAGCTTTTACTACTCGATAACCACGTCTTAAATCACCTGATTTTACAGGAGTTAAAGGTTTAGCTAGACTAACAACTTTATTCATCGAATCGTTTACAAAAGATATTCCTTCTTTTTGAGCAATTACAGTCATATTTTTAAAATTTTCAATGATCTTTTCTGCATTAGATTCATATTTGAGATCACCCATTTTTTTCACTTCCTATCAAATTTACTTCACAATGACTAGGATAGTAAAAAGGCTTAGTAGCAAATAGAGAAAAAATTAAGCCACTGGCCTTTTGAGTTATTGTTATTCGATCTCCTTTTTTGAGTTTAATCTTAGGATGAATAAATAATTTATATGTGTCAGTCGAAACATTTACCATTTCTCCATTTTCTATGACTGCTAGTCCATCGATTTGACCTTGTGAAAGAGCGCAAGGGATAGGATTATCATATACTTTTTTATAATCTTGAATAGTAATATTTGTATTAGAATCTTCAATGTCCATTAGTCTTTCGATAATACAACTATCTTCGTAAGTAGTTTCTAAAATATCTGCTTCATTCATTAAAAAAACTCCAATCCTCCACAACCAATAACCCTTCGTATCAAATCGCCATATCCTAGAAGTAACTCACTAACAGCATTCGCTGTTGACGCATAACTAATCGTCGTATCGCCACGTCTAACTGAAGATACTTTTTTTTCTGATTCATTTTTTATTATTTGATACAACACTTCACTAATCACGCTTTTTAACTTTTCCCATGAAACATCATTTTTACAACTATTGTATGATTCAATTTCTAGCAAAATTATTTCTAATAAATTAGTTATGCGTTCTTCACTCAAATCTGTAAAATCTTCTTTTATAGACTCAATGATTTCCGTTTTTAGCGATTCATCCATCAGATCACTTCCTAAATTCTATTAACATCACTTGCTTCTTCCAAAATTGCAATTGCTTCTTTATCATCTACAGAAATGATAAATTCGTTATTTGAATCTGCTGTGATAAATCTACGAGTTTTAGGATGAACAAACCCAACAAAATTTTTAGTTTTACCTACTCTATATTTCACGACTTCATCTTTTTTAGTTTCATCTTTTTTTACCACTGTAATTCCTCCTATCAAAAAAGGGAGTACTAACTCCCTTTTATTCAGACTTTAAATTTAAAATTGCCCCAGAGTTTGAAGCGTTGTATTCAAGAGAATATTCACCTACAAGACCGATACGTCTTGAATCAGTTGTTTTTGCAAGTTCTTCTGCTCTCCATTCACGTAATGGACGTAGTTTCACATAATTAGTATCGATTGCGGCAATTGTTCCTTTTGGCAATGATGGTTCTAGTAAAGCAATACCTGTACCGTAATTAGACACGATATTTCCAATTTGCAATCCAAAAGTTACTCTTTCACCGAACTGAACAATTTTTGTTGATTTTCCATCTAACTCATCAGTCATTAACTCCTGCATATCTGGAGAAATCAAGCATAATTTTTCTCCCATATAACCTTTTTCATACATCAATTTAAATAAAGTATCGATATCTTTTCTTGTTACTGCACCCGCAGTGGCTGTTTCTGCCTTATTTGCTGAATTGATCAAGTTCAAAATTCCATTCATTCGACGACCCTTAGAACCATTTTCATCAGCTTTTACACCAGTAATCAATTTTCGGTTCAAATCAATTTTCATTTCCATACCACGTAGTGCTACTTGATTAGTTAATTCGTTTCCGACACCATTCACATTAATAGCATCTAACGTACCAGATACAGAGGTTGATTTTCTAAAAATTTCTGTATAGTTGTTAAACCAAGTTCGACCAGATTCAGCATCTGGATAATCTCCGCCCTCAAGCTTTTCAGAAGAATCATCATTATTAATATCATATTCACGCCATTTAATTTCCGATGATTCAGCTCGTTCGGTCTTTCCGGCGCCAAGTAAATAGCTTAAAAAAGGTGTATTTGGTATTTGCATAGCATTAATCGCTGGTGAAATATCCAAATACTCTAAATTATTTAAAGATGTTTTTTTCATAATTTGTCACTCTCCTAATTAAATTGTTGTAGCATTTCGCCTAACTTACCCATTGGATCATCAATATTTTCTTGTTTATTATTAGTTGTTTGTTGCTGTTTTTTCGTACCAAACGCTGTCTGCATTTCAAGACTTTTAATTTCTTCGGAGTGTTTTTCTTTAATAGATTCCAAAACGTTAGTAAAACCTTCAACAGCTTTTTTAGTGAATTCTGTATCAGAACTAACAAGATTATTTAACATAAATTGAGAAATAGAATCTTTTAACTCTCCATCTAGTTCTAGCCCAGCAATTTGTTCAGCAACAAATGCTTTGTTGTCACTTGTCACACGTAAAGCCTTCTCAGCTTCGAATTCAGCTTGTAATTTCTCTAGTTGTATTTGTTCAGGTGACTTGTTTTTCTTGGATTCCTCATATTCCTTGATAGTATCCTGTTTAATTTTATCTAGGTTATTTTGTTTCCAAGCTTCCAATTGCTTGTCAGCAACACTTTGAGATTGTGACTGAAGAAATTTTTGAGCTTCTTCATTAGATTCCGCAAAAGTTTTGAAATCCTCAAAAGAAAACTGTGGATCGTCACCTTCGGCAAAGTATTGCAAATTCATTGGTATTAATGATTTGTTTTTCACGCTTATTCTCCTTTCGCCCCACGATTCGTTTTCACGCCCCGCATTGCTTTGAGTTTTAATAGTTGCGCCCCACCATTCAACCAAGCCCAGTATTGCGCTAGTTTAAGGTGATTTCGCACCAAGAAAAAGATAACTTATTAATTAAGTTATCTCAGACTGTAGACAAAAAGGAGTGGCTTAATTGCCAACTCCTTTTTGTTAGTATTTGTAGAAATTTGAAATAAAAAGCCTATTTACTAGACTTTCCTTCTTTGTAGTCAGTTCTAACAACAATACATCCCGTCTTTTCATACCAATTAACTGTTTCTTTTAAATTTGGTAATGTATGAGATAATAATTGAATCGTTAAATTAACGGTATTCTTATTAACTGGAGTATTCTCTTGATAATTAACAGTTTGATCGCCAATAACCACGTAGGCATAATTACCATTCCATTGATCTCTCAAGCCATTAGGATGGTTCTCAGACTCAATAGCTGTTTTGTAGGCTTCTGCAATATCAGCTTTTACATTAATTGTTAGTACTGCTTCATGAAAATCTTTCATTCTACTTCCTCCGTTTCAAATTAATTCCAAAAGAATCATGTGCAAACTCATCTAATAAATCGCCAAATAATCGGTCATATTCTTCATCAATATCCTTTCCTAATTTTGGTAAATTAGGAACATCCGTACATCTGCAACGACTGTGAAAAGGTGCTCGATTCTCACCTATGACAGCATCTTTCAGTTTATAGGGATTCTTACTTGCCTTTCCTCCACAAATTCGGCAAACTCTCTCATCCTTTGCAGTTAAAACGTTGTATTCCTCAATACCTGTTTCTAAATATGATTTTTCAATACCATCTTGAGCAAATTTTGCATACTCCGTTCGAACGAGATTTTCTATCGCTTTGTTATACTTTGATTCTTCTAACTTAAACATGTCACAAATTTCTGAGTCTGTTCGCATGGTATTTAGTGCGTGTATAACGCCTTCTCCACTAGCAACACTTTTTACAATAGCATTGGAGAGTTTCTGTTCGAGTGATGAAATATTTCCCCAAAGCCTCCTAGAAAAGGTTTTACCCGACCAAGGATAGTTTAGATAACTCTCTAATTCCACTTGGGATAAATAATTCGGCAAATCAACATTCAGCAATTGCGATAACACATTTGCATTTGAAGCATATGAACGTTGCAATATCTCTTCCAATCGATCTGAAAAATACTTGTTCACGTCTACATCTATTGCATGGTATGCAAGGATTTTAAAGATATCAGAACGTATCTGTAGCAAACGATTAATCTTTGCATAATCAAAAGATGGAAAAAATTCATCGATAAACTCTTTGTATTTTGAATCGTACATTTTGAGAGATTTGTAATTTTTTTCCACATATTCACGATATTTTTTTTGATCACTTTTGCTGTAAAACTCCATCATTTCAGCATAAGTAATATCATGTAAGTCTGCTTGAGATAATAGTTTTTCTTGTATCTCTTTCAGCGCTTCAGGAAATACACTAGTTAATTTTTTAAGTGTCTGATTTTCTTGTTTGAGCCTTGCTTGATCCTCCAGTTCTCGACGTTTGGTCCAATACTTCGTTTCTATCGTCACTATTGCCACCTCCGCCAAAATTGTATTCACTATCTGGATAAGCATTTCCACTTTCCAACTCCATTATTTCATTTTCATAATCAACGTCTGTCACAAATGGAATTTGTCTTTGAATGGTTCGTTTGGATACATAAGGTGCAAGCTTAGGTAAAGCTTCAGCTAAATAACTTAGATCAGTTGGCAAAGATCTAGAGAAAGTAAAAATAATTTTTTCTGGCTCAATTTCTACTTTGTCATGAAACTTAAGAAAAGCAGCAATTGTTTCTGCGCATTCTTTCAGTCCTTCTCTAAAATATTGCTCTTTAGTATTTGTTTTTGCTTCTAGGCTAATGATTTGCCACTTACGAGCTTCTCCAGAACTGTTTGATTTAAACACCTCATCGTTAAAATCGATTGCTTTACAAATGGTGTAAAATTGTTTTTTCAATAGATCCATATGATATTCATTGAAATCTTTCGCTAAATCTTTGGTGACATATTCTGCTTTTGCTGTAGGGTCTTTTAAGTTAATAATCCCTAGCTGATTCATCATTTCTTTAGCAGTGTCTTTGCTCATTGTCGTACCAGTAACAAGCATGTACGCAAGCTTAAATTGTTCGATTTCGTTTTGCTGATCAGACAAAGCACGATCAATTGCATCTCCAATTTCCTCGGCTACTTCAAAATCACAATAACGATTCGTATTATTTTTAAATTCGGATAAATTAATCACTTCTAAAGGATTTTTTGTTTCATCGATTTTTTTGAACGTTCCGTTAGTAATAAAATTTAAATCGCCATAACAAGCATATGTCGTAATTTCATTTCTAGTTATAACTTTCATTTCTTGAAAAAACTTTTTCTGATAAGAGTCATACTTTTCTTTAATATAGATTCCAGCATTTCCATATCTTTCAGCTCTCCAAGGCTCAATATTGCTTGCTCTTAACTCCCAACCATCATCTCCTTCCACAGGCTCTAACAATCGGAAAGCTACTCCACATGCACCTTGGAAAGTGGCTGTCTCAGGGTCAAGCATTGCAAATCTCATGGAATCAAGATTGCTTGTTAATTTGTTAAAAGCTTCTGGAACTGTTGGAAGCTCTGTATCATTTTTTAAGAATTTATCTTTTAATCTTTGAATGAGTGTTCTTTTTTGTTCCGATACATCGTAATCCCATTTAATAGGTATACCAGTAAAATGATTGACTGCTTGATCTACGACAATCGAATACATACCAGCATGAAGTTTATTATTAACCTTTACAATATCAGTGTTAGGCTTTGGTCTTTTGTCTATTTCATTGTTTTCGCTAGTATACGCTAGATATTTTCTTTCACGATCAGCAAAAAATGGTTTCATATCTTCTATAAAACCATTCGGATCAAACATTCCATCTTCAATTTGTGTTGCATATTTAATACGTAGCTTCTTATATCTCTCTAAAGATAATACTGTACTAATCAAAAGCTCACCTCCTAAAATTGAATAAATTGATAGTGACTTGGTGGCTCATAAAATGCTAAAGCCAACGCATCAGCAATATCTGGACTACCAATGTTTCGCTTTTTCATATCATCTTTACTTTCTAAACGAATACGACTTCTACTCGTCATTTTGAATTTACGTGTACTCAGTTCTTTAATCAACGATCCATCATCAGGCAATTCAATAATCGGTTGTTCACCGTTAAGATTTGCTGTCATATTTTCTTCTAACATTTCCTTGATATTTCCCCATAGCTGAGTACCTAAATTATCGTAAAAATCGTCTTCTGATGTTGCACCATTATTCACTCCAAACACCTCAAAAGGATAATGATTATCTTCTATCAGTTCTTCGAGGCGATCGGTTACACCGCCTCCGACACCAGTGTCATCGACTTTAATCATCACTTTATCAATACTCGGATATTGACTCATTAGATTCTTGGCCATATTGATGACATATCCTGTTGTTTCCATGGTGCTACGTTTTGAATATTTCTCATACTCTAATGCCCTAGTAGCAATTCTAGGGAAAAGAATCGTAGAATCATCACCATACCGAGCTACGTCGACACCTATATGAGCAACCGTTGTTTTATTGACTAAAGAATCACTAATTAGTTTTTCTGTAGCCAATTCTACCGTTTCAAGACTGATAAATGAATCCAACGCTCCTTTGGGAAATTCTCCAAAAATACGGACACGAGCAACGTCGCTTTCTTTTCCATACTTTTTAAGGATCATCTCTATGTTATCTTTGTTTGTACGTTTACTATCGTAACTAGATACTTTATGGACTCTGTATTTATCACGGTCTGAATTGTGGGAATCATAAAAGACACCTTCAATATTATTGGGGTTTCCACACATCAATAGCTTATTATCAAAACCCGATAGCGTACCAAGAATAGCTTCCATAATTGGATCAGATACACCAGAAGCTTCATCTACCACAATCAGCATATGGTCCTCATGAAAACCTTGCATATTTTCTGGTTTCGTTGCTGTTCTAGCGGTAGCAAACCAACGCTCTGAATCACCAACCATATAAATTTTGGTCTTTGTCCACTTCAGTAAGTTTTTGATCAAGCTATCATTTAGCCATTTAGCTACTTCCGCCCAAAGCACATCGTAAAGTTGTTTCATGGTTGGAGCTGTAGCAATCACTTTAGCGTATGGTCGACAAGTTAAAAACCAAAGTATTGCTCCTGCTTCTAACGCTGTTTTTCCAACACCTTGTCCAGAACGAACTGAAACCTTTGGAAATTCAGCCAAATCATTCAAAACACTTTCCTGCCATTCATCAGGATCCAAGCCCAATATATCTTGGCAAAAAGCTACTGGTTTATCATAGTAATAATCAATCGCAGCACCTATATCAACAAAAGAAATAAAATCATTACTCATTCTCTCTCACCGCCCGTTTATTTGCTGCATTCAAAACTGCTTGCTTCCATTCTTCCACTTCTTCGCCAGAATTATTACCGCCAATATCTGCTATTTCAGCTTGAATTTTCTCGGTTTGTGCTTTCATTAAATCAGTCTTGTAATCTGTTATATATAGTTCATTTATTTGCTTAATGGCTTTAGCTAACTGATTGCTAATCCGAGTTAATGAATCTTCAATTGAAAGAATGTCATCAATTTTGCGATGTATTTTTCTGCTAACTTGAACATCTTGCATAACCTCTCGTTTAATTTCTAGCTTTCTACCGTCTTTTTCAATCGGCGTTTTGATTTTCCTTAACTGTTGCAGACGTTCAATTTCTTCATCATTTAAACCAGCCTCGGCTTGCTGTATTCTTTTCATCATTCGCAACTGTCTTATCTTTAACAATCGTATTTCCTCAGACAAAACAAAAGAAGGATCATTATTCAAATTAGAATAGATGTCCTTCTCTTCATCGCTTAATGTTTCGTAAAATATAGTTTCATACTCGCCAGTTTTCAAAGCGTTCTTGTTCCCTATTGGCGGTGATGCTCGGTTATTGCCTTTATTCCCTATGGCATTCTGATTGCCGATAGGCGCGCCACCTTTATTTGTAGTACTACAATGATTATTTGAAGTACTACATTCATCTTTTTGCAGTACTTCATTCCATTTGTCACGTGATTTCCATGCTGAAATAGTTTTTTCTGGGACAGATAACTTTTCAGAAATTTCTCGATTAGTTATTGTTCCATTAGACTTTTTAAACAATTCGAAAGCTTCATCACGTCTTGGATCACGTTTTATTGCCATTCAATACACACCACCTCGCATTCTTTTTACGTTGAGTTTTGTTTTTCTAATTCTCAATATCTTTCAACAAAAGCATCTTCATTGTTTCAATTTTCGTTCTAATCCTCCAAATTCCTTTTGCCTAAAAGAAAAAGACCACTCATTGAGCAGCCTTTTAACTAATTAATTTTTGTTATTTACTTATTTTACATCTTCATTGATATAACAATTAATCCTACTTATTGATTTATCAACGTAATTTTGTAAGAGACTGATTTCTTTTTTTATTTCAAGTTCCTTCTGTTCAATGTATTCGAGTTGTTCTTTATTACGCTCAACTTGCATAGTAATAGAAGCTATTTTTTCGCAAATACTTCTTACTTCCTCAAGATTATCAATTATTTCATCTTTATAGTTACTGTCTGGCAGTATCAATTTGATACTTGTAATTTCTGAAAATGTTTTTTCCATTCCTTCATTCAGATTATCACCAGCTTGAACAGCGTGATTATGTGCTTGGTTTTCAGGTATTGCATTGCCTAACCTCATCTTATTTACCTCGCAAAATTCTTTTGCAGCTGTAGCAACTTTATCAGCACTCACAAGAAAAAGTCGAGCGTTCTTCTCAACACTATCATTGATACTCATCTTTTTTTCTAATTTTAGTTTTTCTGTTTGATATTTATGATTCACACATACTTCAAAAGCTTTCACTATAAAATTCATTACTCCAACAACAGCAGCAGTAAATAAAGCTATGACCAATGATTCTATCATATAAATCTCTTCTCCCAACAAACTTTACTACAGTTTAACTTAATATTTATTATTAACTAATGTAAAGTAATCCTTTTTCTGTTATGGCACAACCTGCTAAGCTAATATAAACATTCGAAGATCTTATTGGTTTCGTAATATACCCCTTATCGTATAGCTTGCCAACGATAGCATCATATTCATCTGAATTTAAACCAAGCGCATCTTTTTCAGCGTTTTCCCCATTTTTTATTTTTGTTAAAATCAATTTTTCCACTTAATTCATCTCCTTCCAAATTAATTATACAGTACTAAATTAAATCTGTGTTGCGTTTTAAAACATCAAAATAATCACTTAAATAAAAATCATTGCTATGTAATAGCAATCTACACAAGCCAGACGACCGCTTCTCCTCCCTGCCACAAGCCTCGATTGCTAAAGTCGCTGGCAAGGACTCGAACCTTGCATGGTTGCCGAAACATCGACCTAGCACGCGTGCTTAGCGTCTACCTATTCCGCCACAGCGATAGATTAAATTTACGAAAACAGTTACATTGTGTATAATTTTATTTATCAGCGAGTGGTCCGCTGAAATAATGACATGGAGGTAATCCTAATGGACAGCTTTATCATAAGTTATGATTTAAATAATTCAGGCAAGAATTACGATGATTTAATCGAAAAAATCAAAACTTACTCGAAATGGGCTAAGATTAATGAATCTGTTTGGTTTTTTAAAAGTAATAAAAAATGCCCCGAAATTAGAGACGATCTAAAATCCGTAATGGATAAAGATGACAGCCTTTTTGTAGCAAAACTTACCGGTGCTGCCGCATGGTATAATACGATTTGTAGTAGCCAACATTTAAAAGAACATCTGTAAAATTCACTCCTCTTTGCTTTTCTGCAACGGGGTTTTTGATATTTCAACCTGAATTATTCGATCATCCAACACTTTCAATATTTCATTTCGCATTTCATCTGTTGTTAAATCAACATATTTTTCTCCTTGAATTCCTTCGTCTATGATTAAAATAGCCATTTCTTTTCCCTCCAATACATAATTTAATAGACAACAGCATACAAAGAATTTAGGAGGAGTTGAATTCACATCCTTTTCTTCATATTTAGTTGCTGTCTATCTAAGAAGAAGTTTAAAACGATGAGGGAGATTTCCTCCCTTACATTTTATTTTGTCTCAGACCTATCACTAATCTTTCGACACTACCATAATATCATGTTAAAACGCTCAAAAACCCTACACTATCCCTACAAAAACCCTACGTTTTTACAGGTACGCAATCAGCGCCCCTCTTTTATACGCTTCTGCAAATTCAATCAATGCGTTGGATTTCAGCTTCTCGACATTTTTCTCACCATATCCGCAGATCAATTGCCCTATCTCATAATTAGAGTGCTTATTTACATCACAGAAGCTGTAGTAGAGTATCTGACGACTAATCAGACTAAGAGCCATTAAAGCCGCTAAAATCGCGTCTCTCTCTGCTTCTATATCCATCATCTGGATAATCGCGTCTTCTGCCTTATTCCCGTGTTTTGGTGCCTTCGGCATATCGGTTATGATAGGCGACTTAATATCTATCAAAGAGCGACCTGCCATCCGCTCCAAACGCCGAAAGTTCTTCAGCACATCTCTCGCATTACATCTTGTCTGTTTGAAATCTACCTCTCGTAACAATTGCATCAAGTCAAACCGCTCCTTTTTGTGATATAATAAACGTGTCATGTTTATTTATTTTGAGTCGGAGCGATCCGGCTTTTTTTATTTGCCTCCAATGAGTTCGATATCCATCAAACGAGCTACAGCTAAATTATCTTTACTCTTTGCTAACCACTTGTCGCATTCCATCGTATTTCCGATACGAATGATTGCAGAATGATTATAAACGTGTTCTACATATCCTCTGAACGGATAAACGAACTCTTCTGCTTCGCAACGAACCATGTCACCTACTTCGACTTTTGCTTTCTTTTTCTTCTTAGGATTCTTAGTCGGCATATCTAGCATTAAACCGCCGATTCCATGACTGCTAGCGTAAAAGCCGTCTTTTAATTTCATCCTTCCGCCACCTCCTCATATAATTCGAATTTACTAAATGGCCAACTCAAACGCTGTTTATCGTCGTCAATCAAAACGATTCTGCCAGGCATCGAAGCATCTTGAACTATATAATATTCGTTGTCCAAGAAGTATAATGACACGCCTGATCCTATTTTAGTCACTACTTTGTCACTCTTTTTGAAACCCATCATTCTACCTCCTCCTTTTCATTTATTGACGATAATAACAAAATAGATAACATGAAAATATTTGACCACAACACAAGATTGTGATATTTTTTACATAGTTTTATTTATATGGGAGTGACGAAATGCCATTTATAGTCTTTTTCTTTATATCATTATTAACAATATATATTCCTTTACCAACATTATTAATGTATTTCCATAGACTCTCAGAAAAACATGACATTATAGTCACTATAGATAAACATATATTGGTTATACTTGTCTTATTAGATTATTATATTAGCTACTATTTTCTTAAAAACTGTAAGATTAAAAAGAGATACTACTTTTATTTAATTGGATTAAATTTGATTGAATGGGGAATACATTTAAGCTTGTACTTAAAATTCAACGCTACAGCATTAACTATAGTTTTAATTTTCCAAACGATCCTTTTAATTTGCATGTTTACCTTCCCATTATCTGGTAAATTCAGAAATTACATATTTAATCAAAATTGATCCTACAATTTCACGAGGTAGCTAGATACTCTTCATAAATACTAACCAGTGTGTTTTAGCTCTCTTATTTCCATATAATGGCACATAATCAATTGCATTCAATATTTCTGATAGCTTGATTTGATCCTCGTTCCATTTAAATACAAGAGTTCCATTTGGCTTTAATACTCTGAAACATTCTTTGAATCCTAATGCTAAATCTTCTTTCCAAGTTTCGGGATTTAATTTTCCATACTTTTTGACCAACCAGCTATTCTCGCCTGCTTTAAGCAAGTGTGGCGGATCAAATACTACATGATAAAATGATTCATCTTCAAATGGCATATCTCTGAAATCTCCAATGACATTAGGATTGATATCAACGACATGTCCGCTATTTAGTTCTTCGTATTGTTTCCGAATGTCCATAAAAATTACGTTTGGATTCTGTTTATCAAACCAAAACATTCGACTACCACAACATGCATCTAATATTTTAGTCAATTACTCTACCTCTAATAACTCTTTATTCTCGTATATATTCCCGATAACTTCATAGTCAGTGTGAAATACTGGATCATAATAAATTCGATATTCTAAGTCCAAGTCTACCAGCTTACAAATTAAGCCAGAATGACACCCAGAGGCTTGAACAACAGCTTTTTCATGATCTAAGTGATTAAAACCATCACTTACACTGAAAAGTACTATATCCCCCTCAAAAATCTCTACACCGTTCTTATCTTTCAGTCCTGTGGATTGCATGAGGATATATTTATCTGGAGACATTTCAGCATGAGTGATCAACCTTCCTGCTTGTCCATATTTCATTTCTTGCCCAAATTTTTTACCTTTAAACGGTGGTACCACGCTCGAAACTTCGGTATCATTCGCTGTCCTCCTACTTCTTCTCAGTCACCGTAAACGGCACAATACTTTCTGGCATGTAATTTACTTCGTATTTGTATTCATTGACCTTCGCGCCTTCTAAATCTTCAACCACATACATGTTCCAACTAGTCATGTTCACAAGATGTCTTTTGTACTGTTTCTTTCCTGTTTCAACTAGAATAACGAGTTTATTTTTATCTTCCGTATCAACATCTGTCGTAGACTGTCTTTACATATCATACAAATAGATAAATCCATGGTGTCTCATGTTCTGAGTCACATCAAAAGCATTCAACCTCTTGGTTAACTTCTGGAATGAATTTCTTTTTTCTGCTCATTTTCAAACCTTCCTAACCTTTCTTTTAAAAACGCTCTTCCTTGAACGTCTTGCCATATTTTTTAGCTAATATCAACGGCACTTGATAACGATGGCAGAACAGTTTCGCTTTGATTTTAAAATCTTTTGTCTGCATTCCTTTGACATCTACAACTTTCACAAGCTTACCGTTTTTATAAAACGTGAAGTCAGGAATATACTCGATTTTACGGTACTTCTTGCCTTCCAATTCAAATTTTGGCAATAGTTCAAATTTTTCCTGAAGCTTTACTTTCCAGCCGTTTGCTTCCGCTTGCCATACTGCCAGATCATAGTACTCTGCTTCTGCTACAGAATCGAATTTGATCTCACGATGAACCGTTTTTCGATTGCGATATTTGTTCATGCTGTCGCTCCTTTTACTGGTTTTAATCGTTTATCGGTTGTTTGAGAAAAGACCATCGTAAATCCATCAGAATTGACAAATATTCTTGATGTTGTCCTCATACCGTAAGCCTTTTTCAACTCTTCCCCAAGCAAGTTCGTTGTGATAATCGTTGCTAAGTTCTGTCGTGCATCCAAGAACGAATTCAACGTGTTTATGCCAAATGCTCGACTATCTGAAGTATCTTTTCCTAGCTCTGAACCGATATCATCAATGACGACTAAATCCGCCGTTTTGATATCTGCAATCAACGATCCCTCAATCGTTTTTCTAAGTTCAGGATTGTTGTACGAAAACTTGATTTGATCCAGCATTTCCTGTAACCCGATAAACAAGATTTTCTTGTCGTAGTTTGATCGCCTCAAAACTTCCCAAGCCGCTGCCATCGCTAGGTGACTTTTACCTGTTCCCTGTTTGCCAGTTAAAACAAGATGACTTGGATTTCCTAACAAGACTGAATTAACAAAGCGTTTGGTTACTTCAACCGCTTGTCTTGTTTCTTGATCAACGATTTGATAATTCTGCAATGTACAATCAAACAACGCTTTATTAGGCACGACAGAACCACCTTTGAAAAAATTGATAGCTCTTGCTTTCAGACTTTCGTTGTACATTTGCTCTGTTTGTAAGTCTTCCTGAACTCGCAATGCTTTATACCCACATTGCATACAAGTTGGTTTACAACGATCTGAGCCATCAGGATTCTTCGTACGCCATCCATACAAGGGCTGTCCGCATTCAGGACATTCGCCACGTTGGACAAGCACTTTCTGTATTAGTTTTTCCATGATTTCTCCAACGGTTTCCATGCCTACGCCTCCTCTCAAATAGGCAACTCATCTGTGCTAAATTTCTCGTATTCAAGCGTTTTATTTGCATTTCTAGGTGATTTTGAATAATGACCTTGCAAATACTTTCTCACTTTCTCAACGGTGTCTAGTTGCTTGTTTTCCCAGTTTTTTAGCACTCTATCGAGATAGTTATAATTTTTAGCACCATTTTTTAGCATTTCTTCAATCGCCATGATGACAATTTCATCTTGTCCTTGAAAATCATTTACCCAAAAACGAATAGATTCTAAAACCATTGGTGCTTCTGCTGGATTCACTTGATTTAGCCAATAGCTCTCTGCGATATTTTCTGAATGAATATCTATACTAGATCTAGAAGAAGATACTCTTGTTTCATTTACTTTACTTTCTTTTTCTATTTCTCTTTCTATTTGTGTATTACGAACACCGTTAACTACAGTTGAAGTAGAGTTATTACCTCCATTAACTAAGTTATTGTCGTCATTAACTAGGTACTCTTTTTTTATGGATACTTCTTTTCGTTTTCTTGTTATTAATTTATATCTTTTTTGAATGCCATTTGATGTTAAAATTTGGTATTTTTCATACTTTTCCCGATTAAAAAATCCTACTTGAATCGCTTTAGATACAACTTCTTCTACTAGACCCTCTTTCGCTCCGACATCGTCAGCAACTAAGAACGCCGAATCTTCGTCCCACCGCAAGAAATACCCCATGTCTCCATAGATATAGCCGAGCAGGCAAAGTAGTATTTCACAAGTTTGTGATCCACACGACCTACGAATTTTTCGGTACTTAATATCTTTCAAAAAATCAACATCTAGTGAGTAGTAGTCAACGCCTTGTTTATATGGCCTTGCCACTTTATCACCTCCTTAGATAAGCGAGGGGAAACTCCCTCGCTATAGTGGTGGATTCATATCATCGAACAATGAATCCTGTTGTTCGTCTGTATTTGCTGTTTCTTCGTATTCATCAAACGCTGATGATATGTCTTCCACTTTTTCTGCTTCTTTACGTTCTGGTGTATCTTCTTCAACATTTGTATCGGATAAAATATCACCGTTCTCATTGATATCTTTTACGACATTTTCATCAGTTACCGTTGCTTTTTGCATTTCCACTGATAGAATTCCCCATTTACTCAACATATTTCTTAAAACAGTTTTTTTGGCCATTGCATCAAAATCCTTCTTCCAACCAAAGTCAGATTTACTAAACTTTCGTTTATGCAATTCAATTTCTTGCTTTGTCCAATAAACAGTTTTTTTGAACCCATTCAATAATTCAAAATATCCAACATACCCGATGACTTTGTCAGATAAACGACCTTCTGGATCAAATTCAAACTGTTCCGTCAATCGATTCCAACCTCTTAATTCGCCTTCATATACTTCTATAACATTCAAAGACTGATATTGACCCGAACGTTGTGCTAACTGTATATATCCTTTGTATCCTAACTGAAATTGGGCTTTTCCCTTATATGGAATAATCCATGCGTATCCTAAATTTTTGTCCACTGGTAAATCTAAGGAAGCGGCAACCATTGCACTAGTAACAATGCTCATTGGATCAACAGAAGATAAATAAGAATCGTTATTTACCAAATTTAATACACTTGCCATGAAACCATCAGATTTCTCTTTCAATACTTCTTTAAATTTATTTTTCATTGTTGGTGTATTCATTAGAGCTTTAAGCCCTAATTTAGAAGGATCAACTGCTTGATTATTTTTTTCTGTTAGTTGATTCTTTAAATCTTTACTTGTTGCCATATCACTGAATCTCCTTTATCACTAATCTATTTGAAGTTGATAAACTGTAAATTTCCTCATCTTTCATCACATATGGATATTTCTCTGCTATTTTCTTCAAGTCTTTTCGTTTAGAAACGACTGATTTTAAACAAATAATCCGATTAGGTGTGATACCTGTAGAGGCATTCTTTATTCCAAGTTCCTGAATAATTTGATTGTCGATTTGTCGAATACTCTTCTCTAGTTCCTTCTTATTTTTGAGTAACTCTTCTTTTTGATCGAGTAGAACATCATAATCAGCATGAAGCATAATTTCAGTTGAATCTAATTCTGAATAACGCTCTTTTAGAAAATCTGACGTTGCTTTACTTCCATCGATCAGTGGCTCTTCTCCGCCGATAATGTTCGTTTCCCAAAAATCAACTAACCGTTCTGTGATGATGTCAATCAGTTCTTGATCTCGTTCAACTCGTTTCCATATAAATCTTTGACCACCAATCAACACAGCGATATAACAATAATCCTTGTTCAAAACATTCATGTAATGTTGCACTTGACACAAATAACTAAGTGGCACTTCTTCTCCTTCCCATTCTTTGCTAAAAAATTGATTCGCTGTTTTACATTCAAGAATGGCATTTTCTCCTACTACATCACGATCGATATTTGCTCTTAAGAATGGATGTAACGGATGTTCAAACACTTGGTTTCTTCTACGGACCTTTTTGCCTGTTCGTTCTTGAAATTCTTTGGCAACAACTTCTTCTAAAACATTGCCCCAATAAGCTGGTTCGCTCTCTGAATCTTTTAATTCAATTTGACCCGTTTTCTCAAGCCATAATTGATAAGGGGATTTGTATTTATTCAATCCAAGTACTGTTGCGACATCAGAACCACCAATACCTCTTTTGCGGTCTTCGAGCCATTCTTGATGGCTCATGTCTAAAGTTGATTTACTCATCTTCATCCTCCTCAGTTTGTGGTCTTCCCCAATCTGGAGTATTTAGGTATTGATCTAACGATGAGGCAAAGTCATTCATTAAACATCATCTCCTTTGTAGCCTTACATGCAGGACAATCGCAATCATTAGTTCGTATACTTTCTTTAAACTTATCGTTCATTAGTGTTAGTACAATTGTTTGCAAAGCAAATGTTCCACCAAATACAACAGTTGCTTCATCTACACTTGGATCAATCGCCCCAAGAGTGATGGCTACATCACTTTCGTTACACTCATGTATTAGTTCTTCAATTAAATTTTTAATTTTTGGATTCATATGGTAAAATCTCCTTAGTTATGTTTTTTTATGTTACCGATTAGCGACGGCCATCGCTGGTCGGTCTTTTTTGTGTTGGCATTTTGAAACTTTCTCTTACAGCAGTAACAACTACTAAAGTTCCCCAATAAATCAGCGCATATGCCGGGTTGATACTTGTCAGTATGATTGCTACAAGACACATAAGCAAAGCGCTTTTGACAGTCATTTTAAAAACCGTTCTCATTGCTTCACATTCCTTTCTAATTAGTATTGCGTTCTTCCCATTCCTTCACTAACTCGAAGTCATACTGCAAAACACCTCGAACCCTTCGAGAAGGTAACGGATCATTTTTTGAATTCGTCCATTTAGAAATAGTAGCTAATGAGACACCGAAATATTCAGCAATATCTTTAGCTTTCTTCCAAACTCTTTCTTTTGGTTGCTTTTTTTGAACTAAAGGGACCACTCTTTCCATTTGTGAAATCTTCATTTTAATTCTCCTTTCATGTATCCTTGACTGATCCAATAAGTTAAACGCTGTTCGCTTAGTTGACGAATATCAATTCCAAGAATTTCGCATAGTACACAGATCAGAGTCACTTCAATCATGATCTCGTCTAAAAATTCATATGCATATGAAATGATTTGCTGACGATCCTCAGCGGTTAAATAATCCTCATTTTTGAGAAGAATTTTCTCAACTTCTTTTTTCTTTTGTTTTCGCTCATCGGATTCTATCATTTGAAGCTTATCTAGTGACGAGGGGTCTCTTCTATAAACATCTCCATCAATTGATTTAAATAATCCAAAAAATTTATGGATTACATGGAGAGTAAAATCTGAATCTCGAAAATGATCAGTTAAAGCTTGAGCATTTTCTAACGTCACAGGCTTAGTATTATGTGGCGTTGTCCAATCACTCAATGACTGTTGAGATACATTAACTTGCTTTGCAATTTCTTTCTTCGTTTTGCCACTCTTATTTATCACCTTAATTAATGATTCTCGAATGACAGCTGATTTTTTTAACAGTTTGAACACCTCAATTTCTTATTCACACGTATATCAATACGAGCAATTTTTTTGTACTATTAATTTAAATAATCAAACAAAAGCTACTTCTTCTAGTTCATGTTGAAGGTCTTTATTGACTTCTTCAACTAACCGATCGAACTGATCATCAGTAGCACATTTGATGATGTGAACTAGTCTAGGCCTTGCATCGAGTACGATGTTTATTTTTTCTTGTTGTGTCATCAATAACGCCTCCTGTCTATTTTATTTCGTTACGTCTTTACTATTGTTTTTTGGCAATACTTCACTAAAAATAAAAAGCTTATCAAAATCTTTTTCAGATAGATCAAAAGCTTTGAGTAATTTCGGAATGAGTTCTCCTCCAATTCCACGATCTCCGTTTAAAATTCGATAGACGGTTGATGGAGCCACATTCATCTTTTTAGCAAGTGAATAAGGATCATAGCCTCTTTTTTGCATCAATAAATGTAGATCATCCTGTTTAAGTAATGTTTTCATTTCCTCACCTCCATTGCCTTATGACAATATAATAATACTTCTCTTGTCATTTGGCAATGCTTTTTATTGCCAAATCGCAATTTTTTTTGCATTTATTGCCTAAAGGCTATATTCTTTAATAAGAAAGGGGCTTGATCATGGAATTTGGAGAAAAATTAAAAAAACTGAGAACTTCTAAAGGATTAGGTGTTAATCAATTAGCATTGAAATCTGGAGTTAGTGCTTCTCAAATATCTAGATTCGAAAAAGGTGAAAGAAAAGACCCTACTTTGGAAACCTTAAAAAAATTATCTTTAGCACTTGGTGTATCAATTTCGTATTTTGAAGAAAACTCACCTGTTAAAACCGAACTTATTCCTGATTGGGCTAACGAAGAAGATTTGATTGAACTAGACAAACTTCTAGAATCCAATGTGAATATGGCTTATGGCGGGGAAACATTAACTGATGAAGAGAAGCAAAGAGTAAAGGATGTTTTAACTGGTCTATTTTGGGAATTTAGAAAAGAAGACAAAAGTAAAGAGAAGTGATTTTCTATGGAGATGGACGTAATTAGTCTAGTCGGTAGACTAAAACAAAAATATAATTCTGCTAATCCCTTTACTATTTGTGAAAAAATGGATATTCAAATTAGATACGTTCCCTTTTTGAATAACCCAAAGGGGCAATTTCAAGAATTATTAGGACGCTCAATTATTCTTCTAAATCACGAACTGAAGTATTCTGAAGAACGGTTCTATATTTGCGCTCACGAACTTGGTCATGCTATATTTCATCGTGGGTTATCTAGCTATTACGTATCAACAAAAACATCCAGAAGTAAATCAGAGAGCGAAGCGAATTGCTTTGCCGCTAATCTCATTGTTTCTCTTTATAAAGAAGACAACGATAAATACCCTAGAAAAGTCGAGGAATTAACAAATTTGTATGGGCTTCCTGAAAGCGTGTATAGATTTTTAATTTAAATGGTAATAACCAAAGATTAGCCTTAGGGCTTTTCTTTTTAAACGCAAAAGAACATAAGTTCGTATAAAAACTCTATTGATACGAAGATTTTCTAAATTTTCGTTCAAATAACATCCCTCCCCTAAAATATTCTTATTATTAGGACTGAAATACGAAAGGAATGATGTCAGTGGCCTCCATTAAAAAATATTACTTAAAGAAATCAAAAGAATATCGTTATGAAGTATATATATCAAATGGAATTAATCCTGGTACTAAGCTACAGAAAAAGATTCATAAAAAAGGGTTTAAAAGTCACGAAGAAGCAGAAAAATTCGCAAAAATTGTTGAAGGACAAATAGCTTCTGAAGAATATATACAAAATAATCCTAAGAAATTAACTATAGAAAAATTCATGGACGATTGGATTAATAACTATAAAATGAATGTTAAAGAAGGAACAAGAATAGTTCATAGGGCAAATATAAAAATGTACATCAATCCATATATTGGAAAATATAAACTAGATAAATATACTAGAGCTGATCATCAAAGATTCATCAATCAGTTACTTACTAAAAAGGGCTTAGGTAGAACTAAGGAAGGTCTCTCAGTAACAACAGCCAAAAGTATCAATGCCACTCTTAGCAATGCTTTCAAAAAAGCTATTCAGTTAGGATATATAAAGAATAACCCTACTAGTTTTGTTGAGTTTCCAAGAAATCTATCTGATAAAAAGAAAGTTAAATATTATACTTTTGATCAATCTGAACTATTTCTCGAATTTGCCAAAAAAGAGAAATCATTTATATGGTATCCCTTTTTTCTTATTATATTTGATCAAGGATTGCGAAAATCAGAAGCTTTAGGGCTACAATGGGCTGATATTGATTTTTCTCAGAATACACTTAATATCAATCGTGAACGACTTGGGGCTGCTGAAAAAGGACCTAACAAAGGTTTAATTATTACAGATGACACAAAAACCCCATCTGGTACACGATCATTGCCTATGACAAAACGAGTAAAGAAAGCCTTATTGACTTTAAGAAATCAAGTGATAAAAGAATTTGGTTTTTTACCTGAAACAGATGACCACGAAGCATTTATTTTTATAAATACTTACGGTAAAAATAAAGGTATTCCAATAAGAGATCGAACCGTTAACGGTGCTTCTCATAGAATTGAAAAACATGCCAATCTCCCCCACATAACTGTGCATGATGGTAGACATACTTTTGCAGCTAGAACGAGACAAGCAGGAATACCTTTAGAAGATATCAAAGATTTTTTAGGTCATAAAGATGTTTCTACTACACAAGTCTATGCCCATATTTCTCCCGAAGTGAAAAAAAGATCAATGAATCAACTAGAAAACTATATAGAAGAGCAAATAAAAAAGCACTCAAATTGA